AGGTTCAACTCTCTTGCTTTCTCAAGAATCTCGTATTCTTTTGCTTCCTTCTGTACAATTACAACAGCATTGATAACGTCACGAATTCTTTTTACATCCGCAACGTCACCATCAGTGTAATTGTATGTTACCCAGTAAGTTGACTCTGTTGCAAAATCATATTTGATTTTCTTTCGTTGGCACAAATACTTGTCATTGTTATAGAGAAGTAAGTGTTCAATTTCATCTTTACCTGGGTCGTGCCACTCTGAAGAGATTGCAGGTAGCACAACATCTTCCCATGCTTTTTCATCAACAAAAGTAGTTTTACCACCAAGAGCAACACCACCAAGGGTAACAGCTTTTTCGGCAAAATTTAACTCCATGACAGATTCTTTTGGTCTAATAGTATTAGCCCAAAATTCTCTTACCTCATCCTCGGTTGGTTGTTGATAGAAATATTCTGCCATTATGGAACCCTGATATACCAGCCAGTCAAAATATATTTATCTTGAGTAAAGACTGTGTTGCCTTTATGCACATGTGTCATAGATGCAGGCCAAACAACAACAGTACCTGCAGTAGGTTGAATTCTTCTACGTTGATACAAAAATTCAGTCTCTGCCTCACCCTCTGGCATATCATTCAAATAGATTGCCCATACAAGTTCTCTCGCATGATGTCCAAATCCAGAGTTTTCATAATGCCACATGTGATAACCACCGCCAGGTGGTGTCTTTTGCATCTTACAATCTTCAGAGATAAACTTACCAGTCTTCAACTGATCATACTTTTTAATGTAATGCTGCACACATGCAGTTAAATACTGGTTTGCTTCATAATTTAATGATGCATCAGAATAATTCAACAACAAAGATTCGTCCCTTCTGCCAAGACTTCCTTGATTAAATTGAGTTGTCCCATCCATAAGTTCTTGTTCTTTTGGATCGGGATGCTCAACAACAGAACCATGCGATCTAATCTGCTCAAAGTGCTCAATAAACTTATCACAACGCACTTTTGGCATAAAGTTTTTCCAAACACCAATAAAATCTTTAAATTCAGACTGCGTAATATTTTCGTCCTCCATCAATTCGATGGGACGAATAGGTTGCACCGCCATAATCTACCTCAGTATGCTTTAATAATATACTTGACTCGATAGTATTTAGTCAATAGGGAAATATTGTCTTGTGGAACTAAAGATGGTGTTGGGATAACTTGTTTTGATAAATTTAATGCAAAAGTTGCCTCGTTTGCTGTTAATGCAAGTTCAGTTTGTGAGAAATTAATAGTGGTTGTTGTATTTGTAGCAAGACCACCTGCTGCAGTTCCCGCACCAGTAGTATTTCCCCATCCATATACATTTGCGCCATCACCAAAGTCAGATCCCTCTTGAATATAATGCGAGTGAGATAATAGTGTGCCTGGGTTAAACACGCTAACGTTAGCAGATACATTATTACATAAAACACCAGCAGTATATCTGTTACCTCCAGGAAGACCAGGAACACCATTTTGTGGATCACCTGGCCAATAGTTGTTAAAAGATGCGTTAAATTCTCCACCAGGAGCAACAACACTATTGTAACCAATTTGAGGATATGTTGTAGATCCAATTTCACCAGTTCCAATAGCATAGAATGCACCACCAGTAGGAGGAGAACCCCAAGGAACCCAACCAACAGGCACCTGATCTGCTTGTCCACTAATAATCACATGTTCATGCTGTGGAACATTAACAATAATATCTTTTACTGGTCCAATATCTGCTTGAATATTTCCAACAATATTATAATTTACTTCTCCACTAATTCCTTCTGCACCAGTAGTTACTAGAGTGCCTAGTTTAAAGAACTTACTGTCACTTTGACCAGTTCCACTATATACTTGCTCATCTGGTGGGTCACCTTGAGCATCAATCTTATCAATGTACCAGTTTCCTCCACCAGAACCAGCAGTAAATGCATCACCAGTACCAGAAGAACTTAAATCTGGTGCATTATATGTAATGAGTGTTGGTGATGATCCTGTATTACCATCCACATTACCAGTACCATGCAATCTTCTATTTTTATAGTTGGGAAGATTAAATGATCCTGAATATGTTTTAGTGTTGCCCGTTTTAACGACCTGAGCATTACCACCATATGTGTTACCAATAACATCCCATAGATCTGGATAGTCTGCTGCCTGCAAAGTATCACCCTCACAAACAATCCAACCAGGAAATCTAGATGACAAAGAACCACTAAGATCTCCCCAGTTTCCATTCTTATCTCTAAAGATAGTCATGACAGTTCCTAGAGCCATGCCATCTTCTTTCTTATTCCTAACACTGTACCAATGTCCAGGTTGGATATTATCAGCACTATCATACGTAGTGACTGTCCAAGAAGTATTATATGCCATGTTATCCGACTGTTATTGAAATAGAAACAGGAGTACCAAGAGATGCGCTAGTTGTTATTCTGAGTCGCAGTGTCTCACCATTATTTATTGATCCCGATGTAACCCATGGTCCACCATTGATCTGCATTTCACCGCCACTAATAGCAATTGGAGATGGAGATGTGATACCAAATATTTGAACCACATTACTATTCACAAGAGTATTTGGTGGTTGATTGTCTTTATCAATGAAACTAAATGCATCTGGGTCAATATCACCAGCAGTTGTAGTAACCACTTTCCAATCATCCGATAGTTGATTCAGCGGAAGATTTCCAATAGTAACAGTAGTTTCTACTTCACCTCCAGGTTCTGTGCTAGACAACAAACGTAACTGCAAAGTGTCATTAACACTGATATTTCCACTGGTTACCCATGCTCCACCATTAATTCGGAAATCTCCATTAGTTACGGTAACAGCAGCAGGAACATTTAATCCTGTAATTGTTAAGATGTCACTAGTAATATAAGTATTTGCTGTTACATCTAACTTATCAGTAAAATCAAAGAAGTCTGGGTTATCATCAGCAGTAGTAACATTAGTGACATTCCATGTAACAACTGGTCCACTACCAACAGATACACCAGTTTGTACAGAGTCACCTAACGCATCGCTAGTCAAAACTCGCAACGCTAAAGTTTCTCCATTATTAATTAACTTTACCGCAGTGCTAAAAGGTCCACCATTTACAGAAGATTCAGCACCACTCAGTGGGGTACTAACTGTACCAATAACATTGAGTCCACTAATTGTAACCAGATTACTAGTAACATATGAACTAAGTGGGGCATCAACTACATCATTGAATGAAAAAGCATTTGGTACGTTTACTGGTTCTTGTTTTGTAAATATACTCCAAGTTGTATTTGTAACACCAACAGAAATTGATGATTCTTTTTCAGTGCCATATAGTGACGAAGAATCCATCCTAACTCGTATGGTATCGCCATTGCTAACAGTTTGCATAGCACTTGAATAAGCACCACCATTTACAGACAACTCAGCACCATTAGTGACAAAAGCATTTACACTTATACCAAGTCCACTAATAGTAACAATTTCTGTCTCATACATTGTTGATAATTCTGCATTTTGAATACTAGAAAATGCAAATGTATCTGCAACATCATCTGGTCCAGTAACATTTACCGTAACAGTTTGCTGAGCAAAAGCACCACCACCAGATACTGTTAGAGTATATGTGGTTGTTTCTGCAGGACTGACAATAGATGTAAACTGTTGTCCTACAGGAACAACACCAACTCCTTGGTCAATTTCTGCTGCTGTAGCAGTTTCATTACCATTGAATAATGTACTCCATGATAAAACTACAGCTTCTCCTTCCAAAATATCTGTATCTGGTGAATCATCATTTGCTCTAAAATAAGCAATAGTAGGAGGAATTGTAAAACTCACAATCGCATAACCATTATTATTGTTAGTAGATTGAGAATCTAAACTAAAGATAGTATTGTTATATGCAGATCCTCCACCACCACCAGAAGATCCACCAAAAGAATTATCTACACCAGCACCACCACCGCTGCCAGCGGAACTACCGCCACCACCGCCGCCGCCTCCGCCGCCGTCACCACCACAATTAGCTCCACCATTTCCAGTTGCTACACCAACGGCACCAGCACCTATACCACCACCAGCAGATGCTCCATTAGTACAACTACGGTTCCAGGAACCGCCACCGCCGCCACCTCCACCGCCGAGGTTACAAATCCACTGATTAAGTCCTACATCAAATACACCAGAAGCAGCGCCACCGCCACCACCTGATCCAGACCATCCACCACCTAAACTATCTCTTCCACCCGCTCCACCGTTTCCAGCAACAGATACCCCACCAACGCCGCCTGGTTTGTTTCCAGGAGATCCAGAAGCACCATTAGATCCTTGAGTGCCAGCATAAATGGTAAGTTGTCTACCCTCAGAAGATGGTAAAATTTCAAAAACTCCAACTCTACCACCTGCACCTCCACATCCTCCACCACCAGCATCAGATCCACCAGATCCTCCACGACCAGCAGCAAGAGTTAAGTATGCTGTTACATTGGGAGGAATACCAACGGCATGAGTGCCAGTTCCATATACAGTTGTAGTTCCTGCTCCAGTTCCAGCATCAGGGGCAATAACAATGACTCTAATAGTATCAGTAGTTGTACCACCAGCACCAGTAGCAACAATTGTATAATCAGTGGAAACTGTAGGAGAAACTACTTGAGTATCGATAGCAGAAACTGCAACACCATTCAACGTTATACTGGTTGGATTGTCTGCAGGAACACCAGCAGTAACTTCCCATGATAATGTTGTGCTTCCCCCAGTTACAACTACTGCAGGATTAGAACTGAATTGTACGTTTGGTGGATCACCTGAGTCAAATGTAATATAAAAATAACCATCATTTCTATTATTAGGAATAGATGCTTCAGCAGTAATAGCACACGTAGGAACTGCTAGAGAATTATAATATCCTCCACCACCATTTCCTGCTCGTCCAGGAATGTGGTTACCTGCAGATGACGCGCCACCACCACTTCCTCTAGGCACTCCGCCACCGCCTCCACCAGATCCTCCATTAGACTGAATACCACTACCACCATTTAATCCATTTCCAGCGTTGGTAAAATTAGTAGTAAGATTGGTGTTGTATGTAGGAACTTGTCCACCATAATCAACCGCACATCCACCACATCCACCACTTCCTCCAGCGACAGCAAGAACGGAACCAAGACCAACAGCAACTAGAGCAGATGCTCCACCACCACCAGAACCACCACCGTCAGTTACCCAAGTCTCGCCGCCTGCACCGTATCCACCAGATCCACCAGAATAATAACCAGATCCACCACCAACACCAGCACTAAATCCAAAATTATTACTTGCAATATTTCCATTATCACCAAGATAAACAGTAATAGTTTGACCACCGACAACTGCAGGATCCAAACTCCCAGTCATATATTGACCTTGAGGTGCAGTTTGATATGGAGATGGAGTTAACACTCCCCTTAGATCTATAGCACCGAGAGCATCACCACCTTTTGCACCACGAAGTATAAAACTTACGTTTGTAGCATTTGCTGGAAAGTCAAATGTATGAGTTCCTGGTGTAGTGAATTCGTATGTCTGAGTTGCCATTATCCTATCGTAATACTCATGGTCTTTGCTGTTGATAATGTAGGAGCAGTCAAAATTCTAAGTTGTAATGTATCACCATTGTTTAAATTACCAGTTGATACCCAATTGCCACCATTTAATCTAAATTCACCATTCGTGATACTGATTGGTGATGGACTAGTAATGCCAGAAATAAGAACTGTATTACTAAGTACAAGAGTATTTGGTGGTTGATTATCTTTGCCAACAAAATAAAATGCATCTGGTATCAAGTCACCAGCAGTTGTGGTAAATACTCGCCAGATGTCAGTAAGTTGTGTGAGTGGAGAATTCCCAATCGTTACATTAGTATTTACCTCACCACCAGGGTCAGAACTAGATGTCAACCTAATTTTTACTTGCTGATTATTAACAATTGTGGTAGCAGATCCATATGATGTAGTATTACCACTAGTTGGATCATATACAACAATGCTAGCATTTGAATTAGAACATGAAATATTTGTTGGTACGTTAATACCAGTAATAGTTACATACTCACTCTCGATTAATGTATTAGGTTGTTGATTAATTTTATCTAAGAAATCAAAAAAGTCTGGACTATTATCAGCAACTGCTACATTAGTCACGTTCCAAGTTCTAGCAGCACCATCACCAACAGTTATTTGTGTGCTTTTTAATTCACCAAGAACATTACTAGTAAACACCCGTAACTGTATAGTTTCTCCATTCGCTATTGTTTGTGGTAGATTAGTCCATGAACCTTGATTTACTCTACATTCAAAATCAGTATTACTAGGAGAACTTACAACTCCCTGTGTAATACCAGTAATAGTTACAGCGTTACTTTCAACATAAGATAAAATTGGTGCATCAGTTACATCATCAAATTCAAATGGATTTGGTAATGTTGCAGGTTCTGTCTTTGTAGTAATATTCCATGTTGATGAAGTATCGCCAATACTAATAGATGCTGTTTTCTTTGTTGCAAAAAGACTAGATGCAGGCATCCTTACTTGTAGTGTGTCTCCATTATCAATACCTGTAATAGTTCCAGAAGTCCAAGCACCACCATTTAACCTAATTTCAGAATCATTTGTTGAAAATGCATCAACCAACGTTTCTATACCAGTAACGGTGATAAAATTAGACTCATAAAGAGTAGATACTTCGGCATTTGAAACAGAATTAAATGCATATGCATCTGGTGTGTCATCGTATTCCAATAAAGTTACATCCACTGTTGCATTCAACGTAGTTCCATCTATACCAGTAGAAGTTAACGTATATGTTGTATCCGTCAGTGGAGCACTAATAACTTTTTGTCCAACGCCAATAGGAACAGTTCCAACACCATTGTCTATACTAACACCAGTAGAAGTTTCAATACTATTAAATAAAGTGCTCCATGAAAAAACTACAGCTTCGTCTAGATAAACAGGACAAGTTGGTGACTTATCATTAGCCCTAAAATATGATATTGTATGTGGAACAGGGATTACATCAATAGTAACAAAAGAAGTCGCAGATTGTCCACATAAATTAGTAACTGTGAGTGTATAAGTTGTTTGTACTGTTGGTGCTACAACTAATTGAGAAAGAGATGCTACATTGGTGCCATTAATCGATATGCCTGTTATATTATCACCACCATAAGTCCATGTTAAAATGGCACTATCAGATCCTGTATTTACAACAGAATCTTTATTTGTACTTAAAGACGCAGAAATTGGACTGCACACTGGAGGACAGAATCCAGTTCCTCCCCAAACATGCTTCAAACTTAAATTATCTCTAGCAATTCGATCCGTTCCTACAGCATTAGTATAAATCTGATTGCGGATATAAGTAGAGGTTCTATTATTAGCTACCCAGTCATAAACATAAAATTCTACACCAGTTAGTCCACCATCCCATTCACCATATCTACCAAAAAGAGAATAATAATATCCAGATACGGTATTACGCTTAGTATCATTACCATCAATAGGAGCACCAACGCCAGGAATCCAAAAGTTTGGATGATATTGGCAAGTGCTTCCCCCATTTACATAAAAGTGTCCTGTATTATATCCCATCTTATCCTATCGTTATACTAACGCTTTTATTTGTGCTTACAGTAGATGGAGTAAGCATTCTAAGTTTTACAGTATCGCCATTACTTACATTACCTGTAAATGCCCAAGGACCATTATTAATAGATGCTTGACCATTAGTAACAGTAAATGGAGATGGTGATGTAATACCTTGAATTAAAACAGTGTTACTCTCAACATATGTATTTGGGACTTGATCGTCTTTATTAATAAAATAAAAAGGATCTGGTATGATATCACCAGCGGTTGTAGTAATAACTTTCCATGTTGTTGTCAATTGTTCTAGTGGAAGATTTCCTACAGTAACATCAGTTTCCACTTCACCGCCAGGGTCAGGACTAGATGTTAAACGAACAGACAAAGATTGTCCGTTTGTTATAGTTTGAGGACTACTATTATAAGCACCACCTGCAATAGAGATTAATGCACCATTTGTAGTAGTAACAGTAGTAGGAACATTAATACCTGTGATAGTAACCGTATTACTATTAATTGGTGTAGAAGCAGCTTGATCTACAGCATCCGTAAACTCAAAATAATTAGGACTACCATCAGCAGTGGTTTTATTTGTGACACTCCAGTTAACTGCTGCACCTGCACCCACACCGATTGATGTAGTTTTAGTATCACCAAGTGCAGAAGTAGTAGTATTTAACCTCAACCGCAACTTTCCACCATTTGTAATAGTCTTTGCATTACCACTCCATGCACCACCATTAACTTGACTTTCAAATCCATCTGCAGCTCCTGATGGAGCAGACACTGCAACAGTTTGTGTAATACCAGTAATCGTTACTTCATTACTAGTCACAATGCTGTTTGGATCAGCACCTGTAACATCATTAAAACTAAATGTATTTGGAATCTGCGCTGGTTCCGACTTCGTAGTAATACTCCAAGATGCACTAGCAGAACCAACACTCACAGAAGTTGTTTTTTTAGTTATATAATTGCCAGAGGATGTCATCCTCACTCGCACTGTGTCACTATTGTTAATTGTTTTATTTGATGTACTAAAACCACCACCATTTTTCGATGTTTCAGCACCATTTGTTGCACTAAGAGTTACAGATGTCTCAAGACCAGTAATAGTTACAGTATTACTAGTGTATGAAGTAGAAAGTTCTGCATTAGATACACTGTCAAATGCAAAAGTATCTGGATCACTATCTGGAACCAGCATTTTGACTACAAAATCTTCAAAAGCTTCTCCAGTAGCACCATTTACCTTCAATCTATATTGTTGTTCTGATGTTGGACCAGGGTTTACAGTATAAGTGCCATTTAATAGATTTCCACTAGGAATTGTATAAAAAAGATTTTCCCCTGGCATCGTATAAATTGCACCAGATGTAGCAGTTGCAAAACTGCCCAATGCAGTGCTCCAAGAAAAAGTTACTGGATCTCCAGGAAAAATATCAGTATCAGCTGACTCATCATTTCCTCTAAAATATTGAATATTTGTAGGAACCTCGCCATAAACTCTTATTCGTGAAATGCCATATCTATCTCCAGCGTTTACATTACTAGAATAGATACCACCACTTCCTGCAAATTCTGGTTGCTGAATACTAAATGCATACAACTGCCAAAGGAACAATCCGCGATTTGCAGGAGGAATTTGCACAGTTACGCTAAACCAACCTCCCCCACCTTGAACATCTGGGAATGTATATCCACCATCCTTACCAGAATATGCAACCAATGTTGCTCCTGTACTACCTCCAGTAGAGCACTTAATATAGAGGGATTCTCCAAAGTTATTAGGTCTTTCTCCACCGTTAAAGTCACTACCAACAATAACATCAATGATCATATACTCCATAGAGGTAGTATTCATGAGCCATTGAGCTGTGCGGTTAACAACATAGAAAGAACTATTAAATGTACCAATACTTAAACAGTTTCCTCCAGTATTAGTAGCAAATCCACCCAATTCACCTGTTCCACAAGCACCAGAAACACCATAACAATTGCCATAAATGGCACATCCATCCAGATAATCATTGACTCCAGTGAAATCCCACCCTGTGTTTCCTGGTATAAGAGTATAGATTAGTTGTGCCATCTTAGAATTTAATAATATACTCAACCAAAATAAAAGGTTGAATACTTTCTGGTAGTTCTGTTACTGTCTTTGTTGATACGTTAATAGTAGTTTGTATATTATCTGCTGGTACGTTAAATGTTGGGAAAGAAAAAGCAAAATTATTACTGTAATCTGTAGAAATAGGCCATTCTAATTTATGAGCGTGATTCGATGAGGCAGTATTTGTAGGATTTCCAGAACCTTCAAGAGAATGCCCAGCAAATACATTTTGCGTTCCATCTCCTTTACCATCTGCACCAACTTTAAAGTTTCCTGTATAGTTCAAAACTTTTTGGTTTGCAGCATGACCATGTGCTTGGAATGCCTGTTGATCAAGAATAGTTTCTGCCGTTAACTTATCTTCTGGGGGTGTGAATTTCGAGTTACCCAACAAATCAATATTATTTTGTCCAGTAACTGTAAAATTTCCAGTATAACCAATAGTATCAGAAGTTCCAATATTTGAAGTAACAACAACTTCGGCACCAACTCTGGGTTTACCAGCAAAGTTTTCTGTTGCTGTTTGAAGCAAAGTTAGGTCTGTATATGTACCAGTTGCGAGTCCAGGTTTTAAATACTTAGATCCAAGATCAGGCAACTGGAATTGATCTTCTGTTAAAGTTTGATCTGGTTTTCTAAATTTGCAAGCGTCTCCCACTCCTATAACAGCAGCAAGTTCTGGATATAAAGCTGCTGCTATAATTGATCCATCACATCGTAAAAAACCTGCAGGAATTTTTGATTTCCAAGTGGTATCGCCAGGATCATTTGCTAATGGCAATGTTGTAGTGAAGACTTGAATACTCCCCACAATTCCACCATATTTTCCTCTTTCTCTTGCGTAATTTGCCATTAGTATGCTCTGATAATGTACAAACAGATTAGTGATGGTGTTGCTGGAGCAACATTAATATTAAATGCATCGGGAATATTGTCTGGAACAACGTTAGAGATAACATTAACATTAACAGTATTTGGTAGTCTTAAATTTGCTAGATCAAAGAAAACCTCAAATGGTTCATGTGAGTGAGATTGAATGATAAGATCCTGACCAGCGGGAGTTGTAGTTTGGTTAAAATCAATCGCGTCTCTATTAAACAAAGTTTTAGTAAAAGCAACAGCGTCTCCGCTGTTAGCACCACCAGGATCCCAGTTTCTTTGTGGAATATTTGAAGTGCCACCACCACTCATATACAATAATGTATCGCCATTTTGGAACTGTTCGTCCATACTATATGATGGAGGATTTCCTTGGTTTTTTCTAATCAAATAACTATCATCACCAAACCAGTTTGCAATTGGAGAACCTTGCACTTCGTTTGCTTTCAAGTTATATGTTGGGTTTTCACCACCAACATTACAGATAAAAACTCCAGGTTGTCCACCACCAAATCCTTGCTGGTTTGTATATTGAATTTCTAACTGTGCTTGGACCTTACCATAATCAAGTTCGTCAAAGTCAGCACGAGAAATACGATAATTGACTTCACCCCAAGTAGCAACACCTGCTCCAGGTTTTGTTCCACTAGAACCACCCTGGTAAATTGTATCAAATGTTGTGGTGTGACTATGAATTCCTGTATGTTTTCTTCCTAATTTTCTAGATGAAATATATACCGTCTTGGCACCAAATGTATCATTTAACTCAGCACCAGTTAATTTTCCACTAAAATCATTTTCTGGTGTATAGGCAAATTCAATATCTGTATAAACACTAGGTCCATCATCTGTACCATTATCAAAATTTTGACCGATCAAACTTTGACTACTGCCAGTCTCAACCAAAGCAGCAAGTGCCTCTGTAGTATCAGTATCATTACTATTATCAAAATATGATGCTTCAATATCTACCAAAGCACGCTGATTGATGTTAGGTAAGAAAATACCACCACCATAATTTGGAAACGTTCCTGTAAGGTTATCATCACCATAATTTCCACCAATCATCTGAGTAAGAAGTGGATAATCACCCGCTTCTAGTCTCTGACCATTACAAATCAACCACCCTGCAGGAATAGCGGTCAAGTCGCCGCCCCATGGCATGATAGTGCCAATGGCGGCGGCTTTCATCGTTTTTAGTAGTCCGTAAGTTGCCATCTTTTTTCGTCTATTTTCCGTGGAAAAATTTTTTCAGAATATATGGAATTAGATTTCCATTAACCACCAACCTTGTAGGTTGCTTGGGATGCCAGATGGTTGACCACTGTTGAGTGTTGCTCCAGCATATACAAGACCAAATGCAGCATTTGGTGTAGTAACAATCAATTCACCACCATCATAACCAGAGAGGTTTACACCAGCAATTGCATTAGATGTATTGGTAGAATCACCAGCGATGGGGATACCATCAGGTGCTCTAAAGATCATTCTAACATTATACGTTAGAGCGCCACCAATATCAACAACTCTGATCATATCACCAGTTACCGCATTGGTAGGTAACTTAAGAACGAGGTTGGAAGATGCCTTGACAAAGAGGTTAATGTTAGGTGCAACTACACCAGCATCACCAGAAACTGTTGAGACATACTCCCATCTTCTAGCGCCAGTAGCACCGAAGTAACCATCGATTCCACCTAGATCAATTGTTCCATTGTTATTTACACCGAATCTCAAAGTGGTTCCGTCGTTGACGGTAAGATCACCACCATTCAACTGAACATCACCCGAGAAGAGATTAGTTCCAGTTCCCTGAGTCTCAATGACACCAGCAATTGTTAGATTGCCGTTACCATTAACAAACTGCAATCTGTTATTAGCACCCGTGTCATCCTTAACAAGGATATCACCACCCTTCATTGTTAGGGTTCCAGTATCACCATTGACTACGAACTCATCAAAGTCAGAACCAACAGATAGATCACCAGCAAGTTTAGTGTCACCATCAGAAGAATCAACTTCAAATGTTACGTTGGTGCCGTCAGTAATAGTTAGTTTTCTATCTTCATTTGACGAAGTACCAGTAAGTAGAATGTCATTTCTAACTTCAGTTGGACCTTCAATTGTAGTCTGACCAGTAGTGGATAGAACTTCAAATACTGTGAATGCAGTTGGTTCTGCACCATCATTAATTCTCAATCCCTGAACGTTCTGTGAATCAGAAGAAACAGCGGTAACATCAAAGAGTTCAGTATCAGAGAGTCTTAAGATGTCAGTAACATTAATCGATCCACCAAATTCAGCAGTCGTAATAGTTACTGAGTCACCAGCAGTTCCATTGGGAACAACAGATGTTGTGAAACTGACGTTCTCTTGCTTAGTTAGTTTGACGAGTGGGCAGTTATCTGGATGATCAAGTTTAAGAGTTGTGCCCTCTTGTGCTCTCTCAACCTCAACTCTAATACCCTCAGGATCAGTAACAAGAGATGGGTTAATGATGTCAACAACTCTTAGAATTTCAGAATTGACTTGATCATCAACCTGTGCTCTGTCAACCAAAATTAAATCGCCAATTGCCAGATCAGCAGTACCAATTGGTTGATTGAGTGGTAGGTAATATGTACCTGCTGTTGCATCTTCCACGAAAGAAGCACCACCCCAGTTTGCAGCACCTTGAGCATCGACAGTCTTATTGATTTCAACACGCTTGTAGATGTCAATGTTTAGATCATCTAGTCCACCAAGTGGGTGTTGCTGAACGGTAGTACCAAAGATACCTCTGGTTGCTGTTAGTTCACCAGCAGAAAGACCACCAAACAGTGTAATGTTTCCATCAACTCTCTCAGATGCCTTAACATAGAGACTATTGTTAATGGTTGTGGTTCCTGCGTCAGCACCGATGCTTAGGATCGAACCAGTACGGCAAAGGTCAATCTCGTTAGAACCACCAGATGCACTGAAGATCTCCAGTTTTGGTGTAAAGGAGTACATCTTGGTAACACCAGTAGAAGGTGTACCGAGTTGAATATCACCATCAACTTTCAGTCTTGCGTTGCGGATATTGAATAGTGAGTTTGGATTAGCAAACGCACCACCCATAAAGATCTGTGAGTTGTATGCAACATCGCTTGCAACAGTACCAATATCAATTACAGAGTTCTGAGACTTGCTGTGGATATAAAGTAAACTGGTAGTTGCTTCGTCACCAAACTTAAGAATCTGAGAAGGAGCATTGTTACCAATGTTGATGGATTGCTGTGGTGCATCATCATATGAATTAGCAATAGACAGTGTAACTGCTTCTGGGAATAGATCAACCGTTGCAGTTGATGGTGCTAAAGTAAATGTACTGCTTGGAGTATCAATAACACCATTGTCAATAGTTAATGTTTGAGTAAATCTTACATCACCATCTACAACAAACGTTTTGTTGAGTATAGCATCAGAAGATGAGACATTAACACCAACTCTCTGTAGATCGGTTGCAACTCTGAGTGTTGCAATAGCATCAGGGTTATCTCTATCACCACCAACCCAGAAAGCATTACGCTCACCTGTTGCAGTTTTATTAATTAGAGAACCAGATGGTTCGTTGAGATAGTTGTTAATAGTTCTACCAGTAATCCAAGTAGTACCAACAACATCCAAGTTTGCCTTTGGATCAGTATGTACATCAACAAATGCTGTCTCGTATGCAGTATGTGCAGAAGCAGCAACAGTGTTGATACCCAGTCTGTAATCACCAATGGTCTCAGTCTTAGTTCTTAGTGTCTCACCACCAAGAACACCAACTTCCTTCCAGTTAGCAGTAGAGAACTGCATAGTGGGAGCAGCAGTGCTACCGTTGATTGGAGTACCAGCGTTAGATACAAGGTTTGCCCATGTTGGATTGGTAGTAGGAGAATCTAATACACCATCACCATCATTGTCATAAGATACACCAGAGATAGACTCACCAACAGTAATGTAGCAGAAGCTATCACTTGGATCGAATGGAATTTGATTGCCACCAATAACTACATTGGTAGCAATATTGAATGTACCATTCAGTGTACCAACTGGATAGAAGTTTTCAATTCTGATAGCAGAAGTTTCTCTGAGTCCAAGAGAAGCATTGGTTATTTGTACACTGTTTACAATGTTCCAAGTAATCTTGACCGTAGTGGTTCCATTGAACTCAATGTTAAAGATCTCTCCATTAGGAATAGGAGTGAAGTAGTTTGCATAGATCCAACCAAGGGAACCAGACCTCTCAACAGAAGCACCCTTAAGTAGAACATCGCCATCTTGTGGTAATACAAATGAACCAGAACTACCATACTTGACATTCTGCTTGGAAGATAGTGCAGTACCACCCAATCCAGCACTGTACAAGGATGATTGGTTAGGAGTTACGTTTGTAGGTGTAGGACCACCTAACTCAAGTGTAGTATGTGTCTGGAATTTGTAAGACTGACCATTCTTTCTAGCATTGAGATGGAATATTGCTGCCTTAACTTCATTCTTACCAATGTAAATATCTCCACTCTGGCGTGGTACAAATGTAGTTCTATCAAGGGTAGGATCGTTCTTAGATCCATCAGGGTTCTCATTATCTACATTAGAAAGAATAACAAGTGGTGTATCTTGTAGGGTCAGATCACTGTTATTAACATTAATAGTAACTGGTGAGTTGAAGTTACTTACTAGTTCTCCGTCACCACCGTTGACTGTAATATTCTGATTGAATGTTACAGGAACCTCGAAGGTGGTAACGAGTGAACTGATATCATCCTCATCATCATCAGAGTCAATCAGTGCTGCTCTCTCTAGGAACTCTTCCTCACCAGTAATAGCATTGATCTTACGGTTACCAATGTATAGTTCACCATTAGAGTTAATACCAGTGTAGAAGACGATACCGCCGTCTTGGCGCTTCGCTTGAGCATAGTAGTCCTGAGTCGCCGTTAAGACGATCTCCTGACGTGCTGGGAGACCTGTGGAGTAGTTACCAGGACCGAAACCAAGGTATTCAAACGTGTGGTTACCAGCACGAGCGATAGATGGTCTGCGAAGTTCAACGTACCACTTCTGGTCAACAAATACCTGACTGTCACCAGCAAGAGGAATCTGTCTGTCTTCAGCACCAGCAGAAGCATTACCTTCCTGTGCAACAATAGCATTGTCACCAGTGTAGCTGTTACGATTAAATGCTGGTGTATCAATTAGATCAACGATTGCTTCCTTAGTCATTGAAGACTTAGAATCGTTGGTTCTAACTAGACCATGTACATAGTTATCAGCAGCAGAATATGTTGCTGGTGGATCGATTAGACCCTGTGCAAATGCTTTCTCACTGTTGGTTGTACCAGCGTGTGTGAACCAGTAAGGATCGTTCTTATAGTTCTGTGGATACAGATAAGAAATTGGTTGTGAGAACTTAAAGTTACGGAAGTTATTTTGGTTGCCAGCACCTAGAGGTAGTGGTGAAATGTTACCACGGATAGCGGTTAGATAGTAGATACCATCTTGCTGGTTAGGAATTCTTCTCTGTAGTGTCTCAATGTCAAAGATGTAGAAGGTGTTATCAATTTCACCAGCATCCTCAACAGAAGCAACAACGTATCTGTTCTCAGATCCATCTTCCTTGATAATATCACCAGGAGTAACAGTATATACAGGTGCTCCATTCTGCTTGTAGAATAGGTCATTCTCACCCTTTTCAATCAGTCTCTTGAGTGGTAGAGACTTACCCATATCTGGATCATCTAGAAGGTCAGCATAGATGCCACCCTGTTCAAATCTAGTGTTAGTATATGGGGAGTAGATTAGGTTACCATCAATAGTGTCACCCTTGATGATTAGGTAATGATCAGAACCAATCTGAGTATATGCATGAACATATGCCGAACCAGAGCTGTAACCAGACCACTGAATGTAGTGAGGATCACTAGGAACACCACTTCCAATTGCCTTATTAACTTCAAAAAGTCCACCCTGAGGAGCAGTAATCTTGACAGTTCTAAAGGAAGAACCGTTTAGTGCTGGAATCTCTGGGTTTGGTTCATAATCATATACGTTGAGTTCTAGGTAACGGTCACCATCGATATCTCTTAGTCTACCAGACTGTACAGTCATGGTGACGTTATTGTCAGTAGTAATTCTCTTTCTGTAATCAATACCAGCACCAGTAGTATCTCTACGATATGGATCGTAGGCGTTATTGATAGTTCCTAGATTTTGGATGATCTCACTACTAGTCCAACCAATTCTCTCACCTGGGTTTCTATCATTCTGGAAGAATGCATCTGACTTGAAGTTGCCAGGTGCAGGCTTCAGTAGGATTTTCTGAGGTCTTAGTCTACGTGTAGAGTCAGTCCTTGTCTTAAGAACAAATCCATTGATAGGATCTCTAACACCCTCAAGATAGTTAGGAATGACATAACGAATCTTATACGTTCTGTCATCAGCTTCTCTCTTATCTTCCTGACGTTGATAGAAGGAATCATTAGTCTTAGGATCAGGAGATGTGCGGTAATCGCTATTGCGTCCAATTCTCCAAAGGATACTCTCTCTATAGATTGCTTGGTCATTGGTGCTGGATGTATCCTTGACCTTGATATACCATCTGCCAGTCTCACTATTAGAATATGCTAAACCTCTTGGGTCGAATGCAAATGGAGTTTGTGCCTTATTAGCATAAGCAACAAACTGTGCATCACTTAATTGCTGGAAGGTAATTCTATTTGTATCGTTAATAGCATCTCCGTGTGTCTTATAGATGCAGAATACCTTGTTTGGTTTATCTAGACTTACAACGTAACGAGTGTAGAATTCAAACTCAGGGTTGATTCTTCCATTCTCATCTGCGATACCAGCGGTAGAATCATTGCTGTTTTGAGGATGATTTACATTGTCACTTTGTAGGTTTGCTGCAAGAAGTGGTAGTGGTGTGGCATCATTAATTTGTCTAAAGAATACTCTTTGTGGAGTTGTGCTTGCATTAGGAACATCAAAGATGTGTGCAACATTAGCAACAATACCACCAGTAACTGCTGTTCCACCAGCAACAGCAACGTCTAGTTGACACTTATAAGTATCAAGATCGTACTTCTCATCGAGTACAAACTTGTACATATCAATTTCTACATTCTCATCAATCGTATCAGATTCAGATGAGTAGAGGTAGATACCAGCAGCAGCATTTGCTCTGGTTTCTGCAAGCATCAATTTAGTCTGATCACTACCATTGAATAGAGCAGCAGTAGAATAATCATATGGAGCAGTCTTTCTACCAGGAGCAATTACATAGTAAGTTCTGTTGGTTTCAAATCCATTAGGCAGTCTTACCAAACGCTTATCAACCTCAACATACTTCTGTGCTTCTGCATCCCAACGTGGACGTGGAACCAGTCTTACTGCAGTACCAGTCTCAAACTTGTGGGGGTTAGCACCACCAGTTCCATCAATATCAATAGTAAAGACAGTTGCTCTTGTAGCATAATCAGAAGAAGTTGCAGTTGCTTCTACGAGGTCAACAGAACCAATACCGTTATTAATGATAGTGGTGATATTATCGATTAAGGTATCAACAGCAGATGCTACACTATCACACTCAGGATAACCTGCGTTGCTAGTAGAAATAGTAGGATCAGTTGTAGGTAGAGTATCTGCCCACTGTCCTTTTTCTAGAGTAAAGTAGAGAGTGATGTTGCTTCCACCAGGACCCTGTACAGGAACAGTAGCACCACTGTTTAGTCTAGCATTCTCTACACCAAGTTCAATCTGTGTGCTACCAATCTTTCTCTTAATGAAAGTATTTTCAGGAATGTTGGTGGTGATTGGTGTGGAACCAGCAATCAATTGAGCATCAGAAGTAAAGTCATTAGGATCATACTGCTGAACTCTCATACCAATCGTTAGACCAGTATTGCTACCAACATCAACAATAGCACTACCGTTTGTTAATGCACAACCATTTACCTGAGTGGTGTGATTACGTAGAGAAGAGATAGCAAGATGTCTGATTGCATCCCATGCATCTAGAGTCTCGTTCTTCTCACCATCAATGTACTCTAGGTTGTTACCAATGAAATATGCTTCACCAGCTTGGATGGTGTTAAGGTTACCACCAAAGCGCAAGTCATTGATAACTGCATCAGTAATAATACCAACGTCTCTATAGCACTTAGAGATCTGTGCATTAGTAGTGAAATCTCCAGAAGATACATCTGGTAGTCCAGACAGAGAACCTGCATCGATAGCATCTACAATGATATCAGTTAAGGTATGGATTGTTCCTCTTACGTTAGCACAATCCCAGTTGCCATTATTGACTGCAGGGACGCCATCTAGGTTACCAGCATACAACGCATCGATCATTAGACCGACTAAGGTATCAATAGTATTAAGAACATCAGAGCAGTTACCCTCAACATAGGTTGTTGGTTGTGCAGGTACAGTTCTTGTAATGCCACTAAGATTTCCTACACCAGCATCAGTTCCAATAGCCTGAGTGATAATACCGAAGAGGCTATCAAGTGCTGCTTCAATATTAGAACAGGTTGGATTGTTTGTGTCAAGGATAATTGTAAGGTCTCTGGTCTGTGCTTCATCGCCAGAAGGAGTCCAGTTAGTTGGGATTACTACGATGTTACGCATTACATCAATAGCAATATCCCTTGCCTCAGCAAAGACTCTTGCTGCCTCATCACGCTCTTCATCTAGGAATGAAGTGATTGCCTGACCATTAAAGATGTTAGTTACATAAATTTCACCACAGTCATATGCTTTATGGTTACCACCAAACTTGAGGTTGTATAGTAATTCATCTAATACGTTATAAACATCATCTAAACAATCTTGCTCAGTCTGACCAGGGCGAGGTGTCCAACCAAGAGTTCCAACAGGATTCCAACTATACTGAGTGTTGGAATATACATCCTTCATGCGCTCATATGCTTCCTTAGCAATGAACTTCTTATTTGCTGTAATCAAGTTGAATGCATCAGCATGACTATCAGAAACAATAGCAGGATCACCTGCAGCATCTAGGGTGATAGTTAGATCAGTCGATGCCAACTGGTTGTTAACTGCAAGGTTCATCTGATCCTGCAGTTTATTCAATGCAATGATAGTCTCTGATACTTCACCATCAACACCACCAGCAGTGAGTGCGTTGTTGTTAAAGTATTCTTCGATAGCAGCAATAGAATATTCATTACCACCAAACCAGAGATCTTGTGCAACAGCATCAACAATCAATCCTAGGTCTCTGCGACACTTGGTATCACTACCACCTGGGTACACAAAAGTAGGATTATATGCGTTGATAGCAGCAATTGCAGCATCAATCATGTCTGACTTGTTTGCCAGAATTAGGTTGCGAGCATCTTTATAGCGACCAGCAAGATTATCTGATGCACCACCAGTAACTCTCATTGCATTAGGTGCAGCTGCAATGAATGTGTGAGCAGACTGTGGCAGATGCTGTACCGCATCCGCAGTAGCACTTACAAATGTATGTGCGCTTCCTGATGCAGTACCACCATCACCAACGTTAATAGTAATTGTAGTAGCAGTTACTGAGTCAATAGTAATTGATCTACCTGCCCAAGGATCCTGACCAGGGCGAGGATAAGTATGCTGAGTTGCGTTACCATCTTGATCACATGTAAATGTGAAAGAATTATCAGCAAGAACAACACCCTCACCAGCAGTTAATGTATGGGCACCAATAGTGATTTCCATATCACCTGTTGCTGCATTATAGTTTGCAGCAGATGGTTGCCATACTTGATTAGCAGCGGAAGCACCAACATTTACAGTAATTGTAGTATCAGTTACACTAACAACAGACAGTGTTGTATTTGCTGCAGGGTCAGTTGCACGAGGATATGTCTTTTGTGACTGGTTGTTATCCATGTCACAAGTAAAGGTAAATCCATTTACAGTCAACTCAACTTCATTAGAAGTTGTGAAGTTATGGTTACCAATAGTTGCAGTGAACAGACCAGTTGCAGGATCATATGTTGCAGCACTAGGAGTATAATATGAATCCTGACTATTTGCAGGGTCAATGGTAACAGTAGAATCGGTTACTGTCAATAGGTTAGCAATTGCTAGTTTGCAGAGGTCACGAGCTCTCTTGAATGCAAAGATAGCAAATCTTTCTTCACCAACTAGACCATTTGCCAGTGGTGTACCATCAGGATTGAAATACTTTTTGGTTACTTCAATGATATTGCTGTTACCACCGTCTCTGAGATCTTCTGCAATAGCGTCAACAATATGTCCGATGTCACGCTTACACTTGGTCTCGTCGTTACCAGCAAGGAACTGAGCATTGTTCTCACCAGCAGGACCAAATGCAGTATACATTGAGTCGTATGCTGTGTTGATAATCTCATCTCTGTTGGAGAGAATTAGATTACGAGCATCTTGATAACGGTTAGAGTCAGGATTTAGACCAGGGTTGACATAAGAAATATTTTGTAGATATGGGTACTTCTCTAAAACATATCCAAAGACTTCTTCTTGGAAGAAAGTTCTATTTGCTTCAATTAGATTAGCAGCATCTAGAGAAAGGTTATCAATTGTGCCACCAGTAGGTGCAAGAATATCTGGTTTAGCAATATACTTGACAAAACCTGCAGGTTCGATCTCTGCACTATACTCTTGATCATCACCATCGTATGCTTTTTCTAGCTTAACGAAGATCTTTTCGTTCTGTCTAGCACCAAGTCTGTATCCATCAATAGATACAGCAGGACGCTTAGATGGTAGTAGCGCATCATCATTAGAATCTAGATACAATCTAGTGTCGTTATATACTAGGTTACCGAAAGATTCTGTCTGGATACCCTCAACACCAGTGAGTGATGCAGGGATATTAAATGGATAGTAGTTGATCTTCTTATCAGTCGTCTCAATTTGCTGAGGAGGAATGATAGAATCAATATAACCACCTTTGTCACTGTTGAATGCAAATCCTTTGTGACCAATTGCATGTAGTGAAGTGTTACCAAAGTTGGAGTTCGAGTTGGTGATAGACATGTCACCACCTGACTCCATCAGGAAGTGATCAGCGAAACCAACAGCGAAGATCGAAACGTTCTGGATGAATGC